GTCTTCTTTGGTGGGAAAAAGAAGATCAGTCACTATTGGATCGCAAACAATGATCAAGACTAAAACACAATATGTCCTCATTCCAGAAAATTGGGAAATAACACAGGAATCAAATAATGTCACTGACCATTTCACAGAAATAGTGAGAATCAATTGTCAATTTAAGGATCATTTAACACCACTACAGTATTGGCAGCAAAATAATGACATAATTATGGATCAATATAGACAAGAATACAAAAAACTACAATAGAGACCACAAAAGATATTCTATATATGAGAGAGATTATGTATCAAAAACCAAATTTTGCAATAATTTCAGAATTTCTGTTGCATTGACTATATTAAACATATTAACTCAAAAATAGTTGGATATTTCAGCGGGATGGGTGACCGTCTTTTATCCGCAATTGGACATGGTGTTGAAAATACGTCGGCGTGAATCCAAATGTTGAATTACATCAACATTATCAGGAAATAATCAAAACTTTAGTTGATGAAAAAATTGGGGCAATTTTATTCTTATTAACGATGGATTTGAACACACTGATATTCCGCAGGATGAGTATGATCTTGTCTTTTCTTCACCACCATTTTGATCTGGAAAATACTCACGGCTTGAGAAAGATTCATTTGTGCCTTACCCCACCATTGATCAATGGTATGAAAAATTCTTGATGGTTTCTCTGAATAAGGCCCACGACAGTTTAACATCCGGAGGACACATGGTCCTCTATTTAGCTGATGTTCCATCAGGTAATTATGTGGAACAAATGTGCGAATATTTGGATAATTTAATGGTCTCTGAAGGATCCATACACTATTTTGATGAGCAATCACTTGTTCCGAGAAGATTCTATGTATGGCGTAAAAAGTAAAAAAAATTGAATTCCTAAAAATTAATAATATTATATTATCAAACACAGATAGTATGTCTATGGATATGGATACAGATATGAAAATTACACCGAATTGTACCTATTGTGATAGCCGTCTTGCGACCCAAATCTCATTGGGTTTCAATCTATGTGCAGAATGCAACGATTTTCTATTACACCGTAAACAGACACAGGCTGCGCCGCAACAGAATGCATATGTTTATCTTCGTGTCTCAACTAAACAGCAAGATAACGATCCACAAAGCGGCTTATTCATACAATTGAGACAATGTATAGAATATTGTTTCGATAATAATTTGAATTGTATGGGAGTTCATCAGGATGTCCATTCCGCGTGGAATATGAGGAACGGTGGTCTTAGGGGGCTGCGCGAAATGTTGGAAGATATGGGGTTCGAGATCTATTTCCCCAAGAAATGTAGATCCAAACATCCACTTGTTAAAAAACTAAGGGATGCCATTTTGTCTTCCAAAGAACTACTTCTATTGAGGACAGTAGAACCAGAACCGGATAATCATGTGGATTATATACTGGTCGCAAATCTTGATCGTTTTGGTCGTGATGTTAAAAATATGCTTGCAATTAAACATCAATTGGCCACATTTAATACCAAAATTGTGTCAGTATGTCAACACATTCTAACTGGAACCGATACAGGAGATTTCGCATTTCACAGAGAAGCTTTAGAAGCAGAGCTATTCTCAATGGATCGATCAATTAGAATCAAATCAGTTAAGCGTGCGAAAAAAGCTCTGGGCCACTATCTTGGCGGAGTGGCTCCATATGGATTTAAGGTTGATCGCATTAGCGGGTGTCGTACCCTTGTTCGTTCACCCACTGAACAAGGCACTATTGCTCGGATACAATCTCTCAGTGCGCAAGGTCTCTCACCAGATCAGGTTGCAGCCCAACTGAACCAGGAAAATGTTCTTCGTCGTCAAACAGTCTGGAGAGGTAGTCAAGTATCATATATTTTGAGGGGGACCGTTAGAGATTTAACAAACCAGCTGGGTGACTTGAGACTATAAAGATATTTTCCAATTAATTAGAATATATATTTTCTTTGTCTTTCTCGAGAAAGACAAAGAAATTAATTTGTATTTCTTAAAAGGCTCATAGCTCTATGATTAATGTATATAAAGATTAACCCAGATTTTACCATAGAAATGGAATTACTCAGTGCGACAAATCCTAAAAGCATCTTTTTAGTATCCAATCAAGATTTATATACGGATAAATATTGCTATTATGTGCATGAATTTTTGACAGATGAACACATATATGGATCTTTTTATATCTTTGATCAGGAAATGACAATTGATGATCTACTGAATCGTCATGAAGATGAATTCATCTCAACTTTTTGTCCAGAGTTGGCATTTGATGAAGATCATACCAACATCATTTATGATCCTGATTGTTGTGGTGATCCATCATTCGATTGTGATCAAACTTATGTGGTCTCATTCAAACTAATTCGTCAGGGTGAGTTACCCCCAATTAATTATGTATCTTTCTTTAAATCCGAGTTAGACCCTCTAATTGATCAAAATATCACATTTTATTGTGACTATATGGATCAAGGATTCGACATTATTGAAGACGATTACTCAAAATATCCAGATCGTAAATCTTTCTTGAAAGATGTCTTGTGGGGGAGTGAGTATAGTGAAATGGTTGAATATTGTGCTGGTGAAACACCATGCGTCAATTTAAATGACTTGAATCAAGCATTAAATACCAGTGATACTTTTATGCAACGTATCAATAACATGGAGAAGCTTGTATTAGTTTCCAATTCTGTGGTAAATTAAACCTTTAGGGTTGGGTCTCTTGATTCACACTTGTATGAAATACAATCTATTTCGTTAATTGGAAAATAATAATCGATCAACAGTTGTTCTAACGCAAAATAATCGATGCATTATAACACTTAATAGGAAAAGTATAATAAGTATGATGCCAAATGAATAACCTGATAGATATGAAATAATATATGCGCATACCACAGTTAATATAACATCAATTATTGCAATATCATATATTCTGACACTATGAATGCCTTTTTTTGGAGTTCCGAACATATCCTTAAATTCACATAAATTCATCTGTATATATATACAACTACAAATGGATTTATTCGTAGAATTTGTTCAATTATTATGACTAAAACAATAAAAGAGTGGCATGAACCCTCAATCTAGGTAAATTTTTGTTATTTTGTTGATTCATAAAATTCATAAATAAATTGTTAAAATTTCAGATACATATGGAATTATTCGTGTTTTCCTGATTATTGATGTTAATTTATTAACAATGAATCGACAGCGGATCATATACACATTCATAATTTTACATTTCAGACTGTTTTGGTTATGTTTCTCTTTATTCATCAAACACTTGAGTTCCTTCTGACATTAGCATCAAAAACTCCTTGAATTCTGGATCATCCAAAATTTGCTCCAAATTTTTTCTGGATTACCTCCACCCAATATTGAACCACTATTATTTAGTGTTTTTAGTTTTCGATAGACGATTGATAATTGTTGGATTGGTGTAAAAATTGGTTCCATGCGGGAAAACCGGTCATTCGTCGTATATACTGTAGCATATAGAATTTTAATTTCTATATATTATGATATTTGTATGTGACTGGACTGATATGTTCCCACTGAATCTTAATGTGTTAAAATGTACGTTAACTGATTTAATTTTAAAATTGAATAAACGGAATCAGTAATTGTAAAGTCGATGCATCAAATGATTAATTTGATTATATACACGATTGATTTCTATTTTAGACTTTATTTATTGGTCAATTTTATCGACAATCCATCAAAAAAGAATTTTTGATGCTCATATTTTTACAATATATATATTTGGATATTTCTTCACGCTTTATATTGTTCTTCTATTTGTCACATATATAACATTAGACTATCGACTTACAGTCATTACTTTATTGGAACAAATATACCGATTAACCATACATCAACAGAATAGGTATGAATGTGTGAAAATGTTGTCACATATTAACCAATATTATGGATTATTTCTGGTAAAATGCCATCAATTATACTATAACTCTTTATTTCGTAAGCATTGGTTAATGGTTAAAAACATCGGTAGTTACATACAATTATGTAATAATATGATTATCGCTCATATACAAAGACATCTTTCCACAATAAAATTCGATAAACAACTGCAGAAAGATTTGACTGAATTGAAAGAAACTACCAAAAAATTGAATCTTTTTTGAATATAAAAACTGATATATTCATTTATATTTATATAAATATATAAATGAAAGTGATAGTCATTATGCACAATAATTTGAATAGGTTAGCAACTGTTTCAGATGATGTGACGACAAATGGAATCCGTTTGGATGGTAAAACGTACACAACGAACAGTGACTATATTCACAAAGAACCATGGAATCATGCATATATGATTTACTATAATAAAAATGATTATTCATCAGAAGTCAAAAATTTTCATAATTTTATCAATCATAGCAAATATAATTATGCAGTATACCCTATGCGCGGACCAATTATTTTAGTGAAGAGTAAACATTTTCGATTATTGGATTGTAGTCGAGATGACTTTAAGGATATAGAGATTGTCCACAGTGGCTATTGTCTACTTATGTGACATTTAAAGTCATCTATGGACTTTAATTGGAATTATCCAATTTTTGTAATTGCAAAGGTTGTTGAAGTATTATCTGATACAAATAAACTGCTTGTACCGCTGATTGTGACACCATTGCCGCTGGCCAAAACATATACTTTGAGTTGATCGTTTGCAGTCAATAAAACAATGCCTTGACCAATTAATGTGGTCGTGTTTGACTTTGATAATTTCGTGGTGGAACCACTGCTTGCTAATGATACATTATTAATATATAGACATGAGGAAACAGTTCGTGTATTATTTGCATCATTACTAACAGCGATTGTGTAAAAGAATTGATACACTCCTGACAGTGGGATAGTAATAGTTGATAAATCTGTCCCCAAGGACCACGTGCCACTCAAGGAGTAATTTTTAACAATTGTTGGGAACGGTGCTAAAGTTGGTGAAGTTGCATATGAGACAGTAATGTTACTCGTATTGGCTCTCGACGCTAAAAAGTAAGTACATACCACACTTGGAGTAATGGGTCCTAAGGAACAGGGTGACCCAGTGGGCCCATATGAACTTATATTACTGGTGGGACCATCAATCAAGCAAGTATATGATAAATTAATTGGCAATATATAGTATTCACCTTCATGTAATCGAGGTGTTTCCGCCGATATAATCAAATTATCACCCGAAATGATCAATGAAGCCCGTTCATCAAAAGGGCTTGTTTCAGTGACTGATGTGTATATGTGTCTAAATGTAAAATTAATAGTGTTATTGGGACACAGAAAATTGGGAACCGATGGTATCGTCAGGATCTGGTTTTGTTTGGCAACCGCAGTTGAAATTGTGTATGATTGTGAAACCACTGAAAAATTAACAGAGTATCCCACTCTGTATATAGTAATTGTCGCAGTTCCGGTCGGTTCTTCAGTCTGCTCCAATTTCCATGAAGTAGTTATTTGATATTTATAATCGTTCATAATATAAAATTATATTAGATTTTAATAATTTAAATTCTGACATAATTCAATCATTTCCTCACCAATAACAACCATTCTCAATTCCGTCAAATTTTTTCGGACGTTCATGTGGTTTAGGGCGAGACCAGTGTTTGTTAAAAAACAATTTGACCACATCTGGTCTTTCATCTATCCATCTTTGACCAAGTATACCAAAATACATTTGTAGTACTCCTCCGATATAAATAGATGATTTACCCGATTGATATATATGATCACATATTAGATTACCATATCCTCCTGCACTGACTAATGCAACATCATACTGATCTTTAATTAAATCCAAACGAGAGAAAAATTCCATTAATTCCACATCAAATTCACGTGTAGGTTCATCCGCTTGTGTCATAGGTGGTTTAATTGTTATTATGTGGCATTCCGGAAATAAATCAATTCCGTAAAGATGTTTCCTTATCGGTATTTTCTCTTTAATTGATTCTTCAAATGATGAAACAATAAGCAATTTTTTACCTTTAAGTGCAAGTGTCCACGGATTTGTATAGATATAGTGAAAAATATCTAACGCAAATGACCACACAATGTTTTTGGATGGATACATTTTTAATAATTCACAATATGATTGCTGTATACCTGGCATCACATTACCCCAAGATTCCCAACCACTAAACATTTCACAGTGATCAAAAGCACTAAGGTATAAATCAGAATATTTAATGATCACATCCATATTTGGTACATATATACCTGCATTTTTCTTCATAGTTGGTGACATATTCCGAAAATATTCTTGTAATGATGGATGTATCCCGCCCTGAGTTTTAACGATATGTGCAAACACTGCAAAGTTATTTTCAACACCTGCGACCCTTGGTACAATAAATTGTTTTCCACAATTGAATTTATCGATGATGAATTGTCGAATCACATCATTGTCTGCAAAATTCATCTCTTTAAATCCTTTTGTTGTCTTGGAAACAAGACTCATATCAATACCCATTGAGGGCAGTAATGACTCAATCTCATATGAGGTTGGAGTAGCTATTCCCCAGGGAGGTTGGATGACATTTGCATCTGTGTAAGCACGACTGGTGTCACGATGAAAATGATATGTTTTGATGAATGTTGGATCGTTAACTGGTTGATAACCCAATATATTGATCAAATAAATGAATTTATTATCACATCCAGGTTGACCAAATTGATAGTTAAAGATTGGCTCTTGTGTCTCAAGAATGGGAAAATTAGTGTGGTAGATCCATGTATCTTGTGAATCAAAGCGCGGTCCAAAAATAGGTGATGTTTTAGTATCTTTATTATCATATTCATATCTCAATAATGTGTAAAATTGTTTTTGTTTGTCGAGTGTACTGACGCGTAGATTTCCTATAGTTTCGTCAAAAAATATGTCAGAGTTAGCGAAAATGATATATCCTTTTAATTTATTCTCACGTACATATTTAAAAATAGCTTGATAAGTTAAGCGTTCTTTGATATTTTTTTGGCATATTTTGTCAGAATTAACACCTAATTCGCGCGGATTAAAAATTTTTTCATTTAATAGATGAATTTTTGAAATATGTTGATTATTGCTGTTCTTTTTAAGACAAATTTTTAGCTCCGTATTTCTCTTGGGATCTCGGTGAATAAAAAATTGTGTCAACAGATGTATTTGATCTTTTTTATTAAGATTATCAGTCTTTGTGACTGGTTGTGAAATGTTGATGATCTTCATAGTTATTAAGGTAATAGTCAATTTTTTATATATTTTGATTCTGAAAATGTTCTTATTTACATTGTCCCAGCATTTCCAATGCTTTGTAATGATCACCTAATTCGTTGACATCATATGCACATTTAGCCAAACATTCCCATCGAACCTTGTGGTAAAGCTGATAATTAATAACACAATCAGTTAAATTATTAGGTGGTATGGGAATAGCACACGCTTTCTTGAAATATGCATGTGCCAATTTAAGCAAGTTAAATTTAACATATAATTGACCGGTAATAACAAAAGGTTCAGCATTATCATAGAGTAATTTAGAATATTGATATGCTTTAAGCATCCATTTATAAAAATCTTCGTTCCCGATGCTACCATAAGAGTATCCTTTACCGAGTAAAGCGGCATAATATTCATCAAAATACTTTGATGTAATTGGCAAATGCTTCTCACAATAGTTTATTAATTTATCACAATAAATGATGGCATTCGGATAATCATGAATATTTCTGTAACTTTGTACTAAGTACCTATAGGCTCTCAGATTTTCACCGTGTTTTTCAATATATTTTAATAACATCGCAATATCTTTAGGGAACCGGTCCGTACTGGGTTTATCTAATTTACGATCTTGATACATGTGGAAACCAGTGTTGAGTAAATCATTATTCAATTCGAACTTGCTAATATCGTCACAAATAATGTATTCATGGACAGGAAATTCATAATGTAATTCAGGAACATCATTCCGAATAACACAAATTTTATAAAAAGTCTGATCATTTCCAGTAACACCAGAATCATTTCTGAGATCATATCGACAATTAAAAACAATATCTTTTCTGGCATCATTGGCTCTTTTTAAAAAATGAATTAATGCTTCCATATTTCGACATTCTTCATTGGCATCCATTAGTAAGATAAATTTGGTTAAAGTATGGCACATTTTCAACAAATAATTCCTGTTGTATGAGAAATCAACAAATGCTAACTCTTTGAGTTTTAATGGTTTTTTCTTCATATGACAGTAGTTTTTGATCACTTCGATGGTATTATCAGTGCTACCGGTGTCAAGAACAACAACATGATCGACAAAATCAATCACTGAGGATAATGTTCTTTCGATCCGACCAGCTTCATTTTTGACCATAATTGCAACACATAGTAAGTTTTTCATCTGTATACAAATAGTTACAATATTAGTTGTAAATAGATTTGTGTTAAAAATGTCTGAACATATTATATTTATAATGGAGCAAAAAGACACTGATGGGCAAATACAGCAAAATGTTGATATTGTGAAACTATTACAGAATGAGATGACACCAATTATATTGTCAACAAATAACAATATCTCACCAATAAATACACATGTCTCAGCAAATATAACAATTTTCCCAAATACCATTGTTTTACCAATAAATGGTGAGATTTGTAATACAAATGGCGCATGTATCCCATTATCACATGAAGAGATGATCAAAGTCTTGATGTTTATGTCCATGATACCAGGACGACAATTGACCTATCAATAAATTAACATGAATCACTACTTGAATATATCCTATTCAAGTAGTGTCTCAAAACAATGAACGTGGTTGTTACTTTGAAGTATAATCGAAAAAAAAAGCTGTGAAAAAAAAGTTAAGACTAAGTTTTAACTACGGCCCAGAAAGAAATACCAACAACGTGGGAACTTGTACCTTGTGACAAACGAACTGAAGTAGTATTGAAGTAACCTGGCGATGTTTGTGGTAATGTAACTGAAACATCTCTGATACCAATGTTGGCATTGGCTGTATCAGAATCCCAGATACCCATACAAACCAAACCGATGATCTTTGATGCTGGTGAGAATGTAAGTGTGGAGGCACTTGACCCAATTACTGCGTACCATCCGGGGCCTGTGACTGTAACTCCTACTGTTTGTGTCTGATATAATCCTCCAATGAAGTAATATGGACCCGTTTCACCATTTATGTTAAATCCAGCCCCAGTCCCTCCTGTGGGTCCTTGGGCCCCAGTGCCTCCAGTGGGGCCTTGGATTCCGGTGCCTCCTGTGGGTCCTTGGATTCCAGTGCCTCCTGTGGGTCCTTGTGCCCCAGTTGGTCCAGTTGGTCCTGTAGGTCCTGTGGGTCCTGTGGGTCCTGTGGGTCCTGTCGGGCCAGTTCTTCCTGTCGCTCCTGTTGCTCCTGTTGCTCCTGTGGGTCCTGTGGGTCCAGTTGATCCTGTGGGTCCAGTTGGTCCTGTTGCTCCAGTTGGTCCTGTGGGTCCTGTGGGTCCAGTTGGTCCTGTGGGTCCAGTTGGTCCCGTGGGTCCTGTTGATCCTGTGAGTCCTGTTGAGCCTGTTGCTCCAGTTGGTCCTGTGGGTCCAGTTGGTCCTGTGGGTCCAGTTGGTCCTGTGAGTCCTGTTGCGCCTGTGGGTCCTGTGGGTCCAGTTGGCCCTGTGGGTCCAGTTGGTCCTGTGGGTCCTGTTGATCCCGTGAGTCCTGTTGAGCCTGTGGGTCCTGTAGGTCCCGTAGGTCCAGTAGGTCCTGTAGAGCCTGTTGATCCTGATGATCCTGTTGGTCCTGTAGGTCCTGTTGAGCCTGTGGGTCCTGTTGAGCCTGTGGGTCCTGTTGAGCCTGTGGGTCCTGTTGAGCCTGTTGCTCCTGTTGCTCCTGTGGATCCAGTGGGTCCTGTGGGTCCTGTGGGTCCTGTGGGTCCTGTGGGTCCTGTGGGTCCTGTGGGTCCTGTGGGTCCTGTGGGTCCTG